CGTGATCGATATTTTTAATCTTGATATTCTGCGACGGTGCATAAGTGAATATGTACTCATCAGAGAATGACTTGAATTGGTAGCCAGCTTGATTTTCAAGAGGCTTGATTAAATCGCCTTCGATTCCTGGGACTTTAAAGCCAGTCTGAGCCGAGCCGGATCGTTTCCAACATTCAGGCTTAAGAATGAATGCATCGCCTTCTTTAACACCACGATGTGCTTTAACAACGATTTTTCCGGTTTGAGTGTAATACTCAATATCCATGAAACCATTTTTAGCAGCGTTTTCAGAATATGACTTATCATAAACTCTTAGGCCAGCCTCGGTTGTACTCATTGTTGACCAAGAAAGAGGATTTACATAGCAATGTAACTCACCCTCAAGGCCAGCGCCGTTAACAGCATCAGCAACAGAATCTTGGACAACGCTAAGGCCAAGCTTTTTATTTTCAGCATCAAACTCATTGCCCCTGAAAAGTTCGAAGTTTGAATTATCAATTCCAAACAAAGTTCCGGCTGTAGTAAGGATATAATCAACTCCATACATTTCGCCCTGAGTTTCCCATCCATCATAAACAAGCTTGTGAGAAGTAGCGCTTGATGCTGCGATAGGAGTAAAGTCTACTGTTAAGTAGCCGTATCGAGCATTTACGCTAACGAGTTTGCCGCTTGCAACGGTAGTACCGCCCGAAGTTTCGATCTGCTTAACTTTGATACCTTTTTTGCCAACCCAATGGCCTGCAGCAAATTCACCCTTTTGCATTAGGACCGCTTTGCTTGCTGCATTGATTCCGGCTGTAAAGGTAACGCCGTTAAGAGTTCCGCCGCCGTTTGTGAAGGATACGTTTCTATAGCTACCTGAATAGTAAGAAACATGACCAAGGCCGCCTGAGGACTGGCCATACCATCGAGATACTTCTTTAAGCTTGTTATGTGATTTAAGGTTGTTTTTAGTAACAAACTTAGTTGCTGCCAAAAAAGCCTTTTCACTGCCCAAAGAGCGAGAAATGGTCGCAAATGGGAGGATTGAAGGAAGGATAGAAACATAAGGGCTAACGCTTGTTTGCTTAACAGCGCCGGCAATTGCGGGATTGATTTCGAAGGCATCTTGTGAAGAGCCTCCAAAAGTAATACCAACCTCATCGCCTAAGATGACATCTTCTTTAAATGTGTCTCCAACTTTAGAGCCATCTTCCCAAGCAATATCCTTGGCTAGTTGCTGGTCATCGGGCACCAGGTCGTGCATATCTCCGTAAACCGTTTTGAATAACTCTATAGCGTCGTTATTTGATTGCTGTCCCATTATTTAAACTCCTTTCGAGAGCTAATTGTTATTTGCTTATCCAGTGCAATTCGATTTCGATTGTTCCCGCTGTCAATGCATCGAAATCTGGGCTGTTACCAAAATTAACTTTAAAACCGATGTTTCCAAGTGATCCGGCTACGGCTGCAGTTTCTAGGCTTGAGCCAGTTAGAGCCCCACCTTGAACTTGACGCTCAACTAGAGTGTTCGATGCCGAGTAGCAACGCGCTACCATTTGAACAACTTCTTTGCACTGGCCATCCATTTGAACCAGGCCGCCGAAAGCATCAGCTCCCATTGAGGTTGCGTCAAACTGTGCCGCTGTAAACTCTGAAGCTGTTCCTAGGAATGCATCCATAGCCGCTTGAGATGCAAATGCATCAAAAGTAACCAAAGAGGCGCTGTTAGCAATAATTCCGCTGGCTGTCTTAGCCGCTGTTATTTTATATTGAAGGCGTAGGATATGAGGATTAACCTTACCCAATTGATCATTGTAATACATTAAGCTGCGCATAATATTTCTCTCCTTATGAGAATTTGCTTTCCAAGTTATCAAACCATTGATCCGTACCAACGGTTTTAGTTACCTTAGGTTTTTGTTGATTTCCTTCGGCGCGGTAACGTCGATTGCCCTTGCTGCCCATTACTCTTTGAACTTCATGCTTTCTTATTTTTTCGATAACCTCTTTGGGTAGGACTTTAAATAGTTCCTCGGCCTCTAGTTGGGGTAGATACTCGCCGATATCGCTTAAGATGCCTTTTTTAGCGTACTTAACCGCATCTACAGCACCGATTGGGCCGGTTTCTGCATTAATTCGAGCAATCATCTCATCTACAATACGAATCACTAAACGAGGACTTGGCTTTTTGCCTTCGGCCCTTAGTGCTTCCCCAACTTCCTTGTCAAGGTCTGCATGGGCCTTTGTCCTGTAATCGTCCTGCTCCCGTTCCTTCCTAACTTCCTCATCGGCTGCTTGCTTGGCCTTGATTTCGTCTAGTTCGGTTTGGGTCTTTCGGTACTTCTTTTCTGATTCTGGAAGGTCGTCGTATTCCATCTGTTGAATAAGGTAGTCCTCGAAAAGTTCGCGAGCCTTTTCTTTGCCCACCTTACCTTCGATGAATCGTGCGTCACCAGATTCGAGAGCTCGCATAACGCTTTGAACTTCCTGTTCCTTAGCTGTTAGCTCTTTTTCTTTTTGTGAAGCTTTCTGAAGTCTTTCAAATGACGCCTGTTTGATTTGGTAGTCACTTACTAGATCATCGTAATCAACTTCGATTTCTTTACCGTCAACTTTAACGCGATGTTTCGTCCCTTTATAGTCGGGAGCATCCGTATGGGTAGCATCCGTAGGGGTAGAATTTTCGCTATCGCCGGTATTTTCAACTGAATCAGACGTAGAAACGCCCGAACCCTCTAAGCCTTCGCTCATAAGAATCCTCGCCTATAGGTAGAAGATGATAGAAATTTTAATTATGATATCAAATCTATTAGAATAGTAACACGATTACAACATTTAAAGCTTGCCCGGGGTCACTGTCAAAGTTAGCTTTAACGGTTAATTTGCCTTGGTCGTCGTAATACCAACCAAAATCACGGATTAGATACGTTTGGGACACTAACCGCAAAGGTATGATACCAATGACCTTTTGGTCTGTTTGTACGGATTGGGCCTGGCCATGAAGTAGGGAAATTGTCTTTTGCTGGCAGAGAAAATTATCCTCAAAAGTTAGCCCGTTTCTTAACGCTCGAATCGTTTGCTCGGTAAACTCTGTCACGAAAGTAAAGAAATCTGGAATTTCGCGGCCTATCTTTGTGGCCATGAGTTTCGCTGTATCTAGGAGTTTAGCGCTTGAGATTTTCATGCTTTGCTATGCCCTTCAACGCCTCTAGCGGCTCTATTCTTAGTCCTAGCCTCAAGCCAATGAATAGCCTCGTCTAGCTTAGTAATAGCACAAGCATTTTCACGGCAAGGAAATTTTTCATTCAATGCCTCAATAATTGTTTTAGCGGCATGGATCATCGTATCGACCTGGCAACCATTGACGCCGTTTTCTTTGACGGGTCCGTTTTGGATCTTGAAAGATATAGTGTTCATTTTGTCGGTTATGTTGATAGGAAACTCATCTCTTGTTTTATCAAAGTCATCCCAGCTCATTTCTTCTGGCTTGTGTCGCACAACCTTAAATCCGCCTAGTTTTTCTATGCCTCTTAATGTCTCTAAAGCCATTACTCTGCGCTCCTTTCCGCCATATGCGTATCGTCGCCGCCTCTTGAGATTTGGTCATCTCTTACTGCTTTGCCAATCCACATGTAACACTCTTCAAGCTTCGTTAGTGCTAATGCAGTCGCTCTTGGTGATTCCAGCCTAGTCATAATGTTGTTTTCTAGTGTCGAGACTATTTCTTTGAATGTCTCTTGGTCTGACTTTGCGCTATCGTCGTACTTTACATAATCAAATCTGATCATTACTATCCTCCAAATTTCTTAAAGCCTTTCGGCGTGAAACCCTTAGCGGGCATTATATTCTGATCTTGCTGTTGACTTGGCGGCCTATATTGCCAACCGTCCGAACCCACTACTTCAGGAAATGGCGATGACCTGTCAATTGATCTCACGCCGTACATCAGACTAGCAATTGCATCCATATGCCCCAAAGTCTTTGACCTAGCAAAATCAGTTCTCTGCTTATTGAATATACCACTCCGACAAGTTTGGATAGTAAGCTTACAAGATGGATGGATTAAGATGTTGTTCGTCGTGAACCGATTGGCTGTGTTGTTGATAGATGCCTCCCAATTATCTTTTTGCGGGAGTTTAACGGCAAGCTTGTGCGTTTTAATCATATCAACTTGTAGCTGGCCTGGTGCATCTGCATAAAAGTTTTTGATATCATATCCGTCAAACCATTCCTGTAGGTCATCGATAACAACTTGGGAAGGCGTATTAGCTGGCCAATACAGTTCTTTATAAAATAGATCCCGCCCCGTCAAAAACTCGTAGGTCATCAAATGGGCAACGGTCATATCCCTGACACCTCCCCAATCCATAACGATTTCCATATTACAATCTTGAGGCAAATTAAAATCGGCTACGTGGGTCTCATCTGAAAAGTCTGGAATGATTACAATCGACCTGTCACGAACTACCTCACAAAGATACTCACGTTTGTACGCTTCGGTGTGCTTGCCCCCTGACCGCCTAACGCAAGCATCATACTGCCTTTGGGACAGTGCTTTGTTTTGATCTATCGTAAACCTGTAAAGGGCATTGTTTAGAATAGCCTTGGCCATCGTATCGATTATAAATGGATGATCTGGCACCTTGGGCAAAGTTGTTAGATAGAGAATCAAGGGGTCAATAGAATGGGTCAATGCAGGGCCAATATCGGAAGTCATCGAATCAACATATTTGTCGGCATCGCTGTCTACAATTTCTTCAACGTAAACCTTATAAAGAGTTTTACCGCGTTCCGATCCCGAGTTTTGATCAAAGCCACCGATTACAAGTTCGGATTCTCCTATAAACCATTTTCCCTCTGATTTGGATTGCCTGATAAGCCCATGCGGCGCATCTTTGGCCAACATCTTAAGGCGAGGGGCTACGATGTTTCTAGCTTGTTTTATTGTGGGGCCAACTATTAAAACACAGACATTTTTTACCCTGATACAATCCTCAATTGCCAGAAGTACGCCCAATACGCTTTTACCGTACTGCCTCGCACAAAGAACAACTGCCTCATCGATGTCGTCCGGTAAATCGCGCACAGCATTGTATATTGGAAGCTGTTGCGGCCAAAGTTTCCACGATAGTATTCCAACATTCCACAATGCGTGAATCGCTGCTATTTGTTCCGGGGTTTTATCAGTCTGCATCATCGTCGCCGGCTAGTTCGATTACTTGAGATCTGCGAGCGATGTTGTATAGGTCGGCTGCATTAGCGGGAGTTACTTGGATTGTCGTGGTTATGTCTGCCTCTACTTTATCCGCAACTTTTCCCCAAAGGCGATCGTAAACCCAACTGGTGTTGTAGGTGTTGCCTTTGTTTGCAGCCTCTAAGCAGATTCGGCCTATCATGCAGTCTAAAATTGTAGATTCTGGGTCTGTAAGAACCGCCTTCAATTGGTATCGGGTAAGCATTATAAACTTGGCTATGAGGTCATAAGCTTCAGTCTGAGTTATTTTTCTAAGTTTTTTAGCTCTGGCAGTTAATTTGGGACGTCCTGGCCCGCCTTTATGCCCAGCCTTAAAACTGCTTTTATTAGCCATTATATCGCCATTTTATTAGCAATTTGCGAACTATAATAATTTCTATTAG